GGCCAATATCATGATCCTGTGGCTTCGAGCTCCTGCGAAGGAGCTCTAGCCACTGTGATGATACTTTGCCCCGAGTACGTTTAGTACACGGAACAAGTGCACGCATCTGAGCAACTTGGTAGTCTCGGCTATACCTATACCGAAATCCAAGTGCTTTATTCGCAGTGCGAATTTGACTATGCGTTAAGAAGCATGTGAATCCGACGTATGCATCACACTCGTGATGTTTCCAAGGGATCGGCCCGTATTGGGTCCGAAGCTTTTGGCGTATGAATTCAGATGTTTCATAGTATCCCCGTTTCCAAAGTGAGTTCGAATACTCAGTCCAGGAAACGAGCGTATTGACCGTTGGTTGACGACTCCATACAGTCCGGAATTTAACCGGAGTAACATCGACGCCTTTATAGGCGTCAAGGCCACAGGACTCTCGAAAGAATCCAGCTGTACAGCACTTGCCTTCATTGAACATAAGTCCAAAGCGAGGGAAGTAATGTAGTAGCAGGCGATAGTCTTCCGCCTTACATATGATGTCGTCACCGTACACATAAACAGAGCCGACCACGTCACGTGGAGGCACCCGTCTATGCGTACTGATTACTACAATCGCTAAGACATAGAAGATCCACGATTCTACGGGAAAGCATAATGCTGAACCCATAGGCGCGAACTTCTTCATCTTGACTAGCGTACCATCAGGAAGACGCGTACAAGGCGTTCTAGATGCCAAAAGGCCCTCTAGTAACCTAGTGCCGCCGAAGATAGCTTCGACAAGCGACAGACCAACGCGGTCTGATGCGTCTTTCATATCTAGTGTGACATACTGCATAGCAGTATTTGGAGTACGTGAACCCAACAAGGACAACCACCGATTAACAGACTGATCCGTGAAATTCACGAAACCAGCTGATAATGGATGATGCTCTAGACGAGACATCATCACTTTGGCGATGCCCTGTTGGATCCACTGATACTCTAAGGGTTCACACGAGATCAATCGAGGTCCACGAGAATCCTTAGGAACGAGCACAACTTTCGCAGTGCCGGAACTAAGTGATTCTCTGGATTGGAGCCAATGTAACTGGTCACTAACATGTGACAAAGAGTACATAAAGTACTCAGTGAAAGGATAAACCTTTTCCAATTGGGAGTAAATTCTTTTGAATTCACCCTTTTCGGAAGGATCCTCACCAGTTGCAACAGCGCCAGGACCATGCGAGGGTTGAATCTCGCAAGGATCGATAGAACCGAAGACTTCTTTCGTAATGACAGAAGCCTCACGGAGTATCGAATTCGCCCCCTGCTTAATGTAGGGGACGGATCGGTCTGTCTCGATAAACCCGTTGATGATCTTTTGTTCATCTTGGGGTGTATATGGTAATTCCAGTTTGTACGCAAAGTACAACCACTGGCGTAGTAATCCTACCGCAGCAACGTCTGGACCACCCGTGTCAAACGGGGGAACAGAGTTATGTACGTACCCAGAATGGGTAAATACGCGTCTGTACAACGATCGAGGTATTAACTCGTCGTACTCGAACCAACGCGGAGTATAATCACTCGGCAGAAATTTATATTTCTGACGAATGCCATATACTCTCTGTTGATGACCGAGTGCATAATCTAGGAGTTTACCTAGCTTAGGCAGCATGACCGTCCAAAGGGACGTGCCATGCAAACGAAACGATTGGCGAACATATGTTTGCCAGTCGTTTAGCTCAGACTGATCGATGTTGCTGTGGCATGCTATATCTAGCATGAGCTTTTCAGCTATTAGACTATATAGTTTCATACTGAACTGCGAGCTAGACACCTGCGTGCTACCACTACATCCCGTTTCGACTAACAATAGAGTTCCTGTTAGATAACAAGAAATCTACCATAGGTCCGATCCTCCTACCAAACTCTGCACTCTTATCGAGTGCAGAGAGAGGTAGGGGGGAAACTTAACCGGAAGAGAGCGGCTATTCTTCTCCGTTGCGAATTCTCGCAATCAGAGCTTGGCCGCTAAGACCGTGCGTCGTTGAAGTCTTCCAACCGTCGATTTCGTCGGTTGGTTCAGACACTGCCACTCCGCTAAGGAGTGACATTAGTCCCTTCATTGTCGCATCGATTTCACTCTCTGTAAAGGTGCTATCTCTTGGAGTAGAGATAACCAGAGAGCAAAGAATCTTCCGCTCAGAACCGTCACCGAGCACTTTAATGCGCTCGATGCCGATAAGAGTACGATTGGATCCAACAGGGGCATTCTCCTTTGTGGTAGTATTACCAATACGGAGATTCACCCTTTCAGACTCAGAGATCTTGTAAGATCTAAGAGTCTGGCCGGATTTGACGTCGTTGAGGGACACAGCTACTGTAGTCACAGCCGTCAAGGCTGAGATCTGCAGTGGTATATGGTTGTCTAACATATTACTTGTTGCCGTTAAGGCAGTTTCTTCTATAGTTGACAAACAATCAACGAGATGCTGCTAACGAAGCACTTAATAAGAGCTGCGTAACACCAAGTTCTTTGAGAGCTTGCTTAGTTGCGTGTTCGGGCAAGAAGCGCCGACGTTGGAAGACGGACATACGTTCCGCTAAAAGCGGGGTACGAATCCCAGAAATGGGATCAGTGTACCAGTATCTCCGGGCCAGTTCAGCGCGCACATGGTGCGCGGCGTCTGTGATGTGCATAGTCAGTGGGACCCAGTCAATTTTGGCTGAGTGCAGCACTTCGCCGACGTCGAGGATCCAATCCACGACGAAGGAGAAGGGTATAGCATCCCACAAAATGGCAGGATCCGGTTGCACCCCCAAAGATTGGAGGAGCAACAAGAATCCGCCATAAGGGCGTTTAACGTGCGGTGCAGCACGAATGAAATAGGTGTAATACCCCTTCCATTCGGGCTTGACGTCCCATTGATAGGTGACGTCCCAGTCCCCGCCAACGCCCCGATACTTGCCGATATTACCAATATCTGCAGGTAACGGAATTGAGCCACTAGTAATAAGTCCTTTTCCGTAACGGAAAGTGGACTTGTGGCCTTCGACTATGTTCTTAATGGTATTCTCGTGTTTAGCGAGAATACGCATTATCGATTCAAGGTCGCTAATTAAAGGCAGGATACCGAAAGCCCAGGTAAGATGTTCTTCAGCAATAATGCGAAGGACATCCCTGAGTTTCGTTCCATTTGGACGAAACACCCTTATTAGTTTCTTGAGAACAATCTTGTATTGCATAATATGCTTTACAAGGCCTTTGAGTTCTCTCGCCTCACGTAAAAACGTGACTAGATTGAACCCCGTATCTGTGGGGACTGGCGCGCGACGCACTTGCTTCGCGGCTAGGTCTTCACAGTACGTCCATAATCCGAGATTGGTCTCGTCAATGGAAATAGGAAACACATTCTGAATCGGTGGTAATGATTCAGATAACTCATGAAACAGCGGCTGAGCGCAGACGACATAAGCAGGATTACCGATAAGGTCATCCTCTATCTGGACCGTCGATAATGGCTGATCCTGGATTCGAGATACAGCTGCATGAAAACATTCATGCATGTATGTCGGAGCAGTATCAGTTTGGATTATCGCGTCGGTTACGAAGCCTTGGTCTCCAATAAATTGGAGATCTTCTTCGATTAGCCGATATCCTCCACCAGCAAGTGCTTCCTTTCGGAAACGCTTGCGATAAGGAGGAGAACCCGTCCCGAAGTGTGAACTCCAGGTTAGTTGAATGTGTTTAGTGTTCATCGATCATCAAGCTCAGGGTCCAATC